AGCAATTCAAGATGATATATCTCCATATGGGAAGTTTAATCAAGAAGGTTGGGAAACTCATAAACTCTGGATTTATCATCCTGAAGGTAGTATTAAACGTTCTTATCATTTAGATGGTCGTCAGGGTACCCGCAAATTTACGGTAGACGATGAAACTTGGGGGTATAAAGAATGAGACTAGGAATCATAGCAAGATCAGACAACACTGGTCTTGGTAATCAGACTAAAGAGTTAGTTAATATGCTTAATCCTAATAAGATTCTTTTAATTAACTCTGCCCCGTTTAATAATAATAAACAAAATCCCGATTGGTATAAAGATTACAACGTTTACTCAACCAAAAACGGTATGCCAACAACAAAAGAAATTGTTTGGTTTTTAAAAGATGTTGATGTAGTAATTAGTTGTGAAACCTTTTATCATTTAGACCTTGTAGATCTTGCTAGGCAACAAGGAACAAAGACTATTCTTCAATACAACTACGAACTTTTTGGTAACTTAACAAACCCTAACTGGTCATTACCAGATGTATTGCTATCTCCTAGTCTTTGGAATATAGACATAGTAAAAGAAAAGTTTGGCTCTGCATGTGATGTAATTCATTTACCACCACCAACAAATGAGTCTTTATTTAATAAAGCAAAAGACAATAATCTTTCAAAAGATCACAACCGTATACTTCATATTGCTGGTAAAAAGGCTGCAAAAGATAGAAATGGAACTGAAAGTATTTTTGAAATGGTCAAGCACTCTAAAGAAGATTACGAATTAGTAATTAAATCTCAAACCCCACTTAATCCAAACTGTAAAGATTCTAGGGTAAAGATTGAAATAGGTAATCCAGCCAGTAGGGAAGACATGTATGATGGCTTTGATGCAATGATTCTTCCTAGAAGGTATGCTGGTCTTTGTTTACCTATGAATGAGGCTCTCATGAGTGCCCTGCCAGTTTTTATGACTAATGTATCTCCAAATAATAAAATATTGCCTGAAGATTGGTTAGTAGAATCAACAAAGATAGGATCATTTAGAACAAAATCAATGGTTGATATTTATGATATTAGTCCAGATAAATTTGCAAACATAGTTGATGGATATATTAAGAATAATAATAAAAAAGAATTTAAAGAAAAAGCATTATCGATTGGTTTAGAAAACTTTTCTATAGATAAATTAAAACAAAAATACTTAGAAATTATAAACAAATAAAAAAGCCAGCCTATCTCTAGACTGGCTATCTTATAGAAGATTATTTACTTCTTTTTAGCAGCCTTTTTTGCTGGTGCTTTTGCAGCCTTTAAAGCCTTTGCAACCTCAGCAGCATCAGGCAAAATACCAAATGCCTTATCTGCAGGATTGAGCGCTCTCAATGCAACGGGTGCTATAGCAGCAACTAGTGCAGCCCATAGATCCTTTGGATCTGTTACGCCTGCCATGTATAGTGCAAGACCTGATGCAAGAACTGAGCGACCATATGACGCTAGCATTGCCTTTGTCTTATCATTAATTAAGTTATTCATTATTCCTCCTAGGATATAATTTGTGTCATTGTTGTAAAGCCAATCCAAAGCCCAACAATTCCTGCGACTCCCGCAAAAACTGGTGGTGCTGGTACTGGCAATTTGAATGCAGCAAACACGATACCGCACCCAAAACCTGTTAATACTGAAAGTAATATATCTCTCATGTATTTTTTATTTCTGATTCACTTGGCAAAAACTTTTTTAAATCTTTATATGCAGAAGATATTTTTTTCATACCCACGTTTAAAGGATTGCCTTCTTGTATAGAACTAAAATCATCAAAATAACTAATAGTTGGATCAACCTCTTCAACAAATTTGGTCAAGCCTTTTTGAACATCCTCAATGTATGTAAAAGCCCAGTCACGGGAGTCTGATAGAAATTTAATAAAGTTTTCTCTGTGTATGTCATTATCAGTTAACTCTTGATTTGCTTTAATAGATTCAGCATCTTGATTAAGTTTAAAGTTTTCTAAAAATAATTGAGCGGAAGTTAGACTAAGTTTTTTTAATTTATGCAATAGCGCTAAATACGATATAGCAAAAGAAACAGACAACACTATAAAAAATATCAACAAACCATTTTGCATCATACTACCCCCAATAAACTCTTCTCAATATGCGTTGCCCAATAGTATAAACATTTATCACAACAAGGTCTATTATACTCGTTCTTAGTGTCCATGTAAAACTCAGCATAGTAGATAGGGTCCTTACGATATAAGTTAGCCCTGTGAGTGATATTTACACGGTTTATGTGAGAAGGCTTGTTCCAGACTGGCTTACCAGTACCCCAAATCTGCCCACAAACAGCCTCTAGAGCCTCTATATTGGCTTCGTTCTTATCTGTCCTTATACCCCTTGCCTTGGCCTCTTTAATCATGACTTTAGCATAGTTACGTAATGACCATTCAGCATTTTTCCACATCAATACCGCTGGATGATTGCGCCATGCCCCTGATGGGGACTTTCCAGACAAAACCTTAAGTATCTGATAGGCTTCTAATATCTGTTTATTTAATCTTTTATTGTCTAATATTTCTGCACACTGATCATAATCTTTATAAGGTAGGAAGGTTTGCATTACCTAATAGCCTCCCTAGTAATCATTACGATTGCCCCATTATCCTCTAAAGCCTTTTTTACTCTTACCATATATTCTACAGCATGTCGCTTCTCTGTGTCAAATAGACGCATAAACATATCCTCATTAGCCTTAATGGTTATAAAATGTTCGTTATCAATAATTTCTACCTTGAAATTTTTAGGGGCTGGAATAGAATGAAATGCCATTTTCATTTTATCTGTATACATTATTTTTCCATTGTTAAAGATTGCCAGGTATTGGACCAATCTTCTTTAGTCTTATGTTTGTTAAACTCTCTAGATACTTCTCCACCTTCTAGATATACTCCACCCCAAACACCCCACTCTTTACCAGAGATGCCTACTGCAAAGCATGTTTTTGCTACTGGACATTGCTGGCACATTGAATCAACAATTGCCCTACCAGATTCGTTGTCTTCATATTTATCAAAATAAATATTTGTATCAAGACCTAAACAAATTGCGTCATCTTTCCATAAATGCTGTTTCATAATTACTCTCGATACTTGTTTGGTATATCCCACCCATTACGACCAGGAGAATAAACTTTGTGGATGTACCACTTATCTTTAACTCTAATACCCATTGGAGATGTTTTTGCAATGTCAGATTCTTTTAAATCAATAACATCCCAACCATTCCAAAGTAAATTACTATTTTTGGAAATAATTTTTTCCATAGTATTCAAACTTCTAATAAACATAAATACCCCCTAGTATTTAAATATACCAACTTCTACATTTTTTAACTGTGCCTCTGAAACTAATTTTGAAGTTTTTTCATTAGGCTTACTTAAGAAAGCAAAGTAGTTAATTTGATCTAAATTTTCTTGCATCCAAACTGGAGCAACTTTATAAAATTTAATCTTTTTACCTCTTGCCTTCATTCCTCTTTCAGATAAATTAGAAAACTCAGAAACAAAAGAATTTATTTTAGCAGGACCAGCAGAGTAAATTACAAACTCTGTATCGTCTTTATGCATGTTTGACATGGCAACACCCATAGAGCGAATGAATACGTTGTAATCATTAAACTCACTTGTGCCCTGAACTGCCACGATCATCTCTTTTTCCATCCCTTAAACTATCTAATATAAAAAGCATTTTATCTAAGTCACCTTTTGATAAAGTACTAGTATCTATTGGTTTAGCGGTGTGGCGTTGTACCTCACCGTCTACAGCCTCTGCAACATAAAAAATATGATTAGATATCCAATATGCTTCGTTGCCTAAAACAATAACCTTAATCATACCCTTTTCTTTATGTTTTGTCAATTGAGAAAGGTTTTGCTGATTATTTGATATAGGCATGGAAAAAAATAATTTCATTAACCTATGCGTATCACTTTGTTTATGCAAAGTTCTAGAAAAAGGTTTTTCTTTATTTCTTTTACCTACTCTAAGTATAAACCAAGCAAGAGCCAATGTCAAGCCTACGACTATTAACTCTTGCATTATTCAGACCAATCTACTTTTTAATTACTGGTTTTGCTTCTACTGAATTTTCAACAGACATAGTCCTATTTAACTTTATTTGCATTTGCAATAAGTTAAACTCAAGATCTGAAGATTTTTGTTTATAAAATACAACTAATTGTTTTACTTCTTCAATGGTTAAGTCCTCCACTTTTTTACCCCTTCCTTAAACTAAATGGGCTATTTTCCCAAACCTTTTCTACTTTCTTTTTTTCTCTTTCTACAATTGCACGGCTCCATGAAAATCCTGCATCGCCACCCCAAGCATCCCACATAATTCTGCCGTTAGAAGGGAACTCTGGACCATCATAAAACCCTTTTCCTTTTTTATCTACTTCATGACGAGAAAAGAAAGAAAACATTCTTTTAACAGTACTAAGAGACATTGCTGATCCATTTACAATATCAGTTGCACGACCCCAGCCTACTGGAGTTCCTGCACCAGTTGCCTTACCATCTTCTTTCCACTTTAATGCACGACGAGCAGCAGCCTTCATACCAGAAGTAGGAGTGTATGTATCAGCCATTTTTCTTATCCCGTTTTTGTTGTTTAGCAACACGTTTTTCTTTAAGAGTCATCTTAGGCTCTTTTTTTGTATTAGTATTACCTTTTTGTTCTTTATTTGCCATTAGTTACCCCTGCCTTTGTTTTTGGATACGGACCAAGATCTGTTTTTATGGTACCGTCTTTTCTTAAACGAACAATCCTACCATTTTTTATTTGTGTAGGATTGAATGCTGTTGTTTTTTTCTTTGTCATTATTTTTCAAACCTTAAAGGATTAAAAGATCCATCCCAAATACTTTTTGTTGTAGATTGTGACTCTGATTTGTATGTACCGCCACGACGCTTATATTCTTGTACTACCCAAGAATTTGCTACTGCAGACGGATAAACGTCAAACTTATCTTTTGCTGCTTGCACAACTCTTGCATATAGTTTAGGATCTGATGGTGTTGATCCACCCCTACGTGGT